AAATCTAAATGGTTGATATTTTAGGTGGGTATGGGGGTTAGAAAATGCCAAACATAGTAGGACCTAACAAAAATCCTTTTGTAGAATTTAATGGATTAGCTAATATACCAGATAAAAGTAATGTATATTCTCCAATGAGATTTATGGAAAACCCAAATTTCAGATCAAGTATGCCTCAATTTACGCCAAGAGGAGGTGTAGGGAATATGGGTCAATTCGGAATGATAGGTTCCCCTTCCCAACCAGTAGTTAATCCAAATATGCAATTAAGAGCAATTATAGAATTATTAAGAAGAATGGGTATGTAAATGGCAGAAAATATAGATTGGGAATTTATAAGAGAGAAAGAAGGTTTTGAACTTGTAGGCTATGTTCCAATCACAAAAAAATTAAAGTCTGGTGTAACGATAGCGTCTGGATTTGATTTAGGTCAAAAAAACGAGGGCGATCTACAAGGTTTACCCCCCACTATTATAAAAAAATTAATTCCTTATTTAGGAATAAAAGGGGAGGAAGCAAACAAAAAAGCATCAAATTTAACAATAACAGAAGATGAAGCTAACATAATTAATAAGTTTGCTAAAACAAAGTCTTTAAATAAACTTAGCTCTGATTGGGAAAATGCTACTGGTTATTCGTTAAGTGAACTATCTCCAGCACAAGCAACCGCTTTAGCTTCTGTAGGATTCCAATATGGAGATATGAAATCAAAAACTCCTAAATTCTGGAAATATGCTACAAGTGGAAATTGGGACAAAGCATATAATGAGTTGATGGATTTTAAAGACGAACATCCTACAAGAAGAAAATCAGAAGCTGATCTTTTGTTTAAAGAAATGGGTGTTCCTTCTGATAGTATGTTTGGAGAAGCTATGCAATTATCAGACAATAATATCAATACCATAAGAGAGGGTTATTAATGCCAAAAGTAGGTGGAAAACATTATTCTTATACTAAAAAAGGTTACAAAGCAGCAGCGAAGGCACGAAAAAAAATGAAAAGAGGAAAAAAGAAGTAAATGATTCCCATTGTAGTACAGGCAAGAATGGATTCAAGACGTTTGTATGGCAAGGTGTTGATGCCTATTACGGGTGGTTGTGCTTTAAGTCATCTGTTGGATAGATTGTTTCTCACCGAAATGAAAGTCATTGTTGCTACTACCAATAGAGATACCGATAAACCCTTACAAATGTTTTGTGAACATTATGAAATAGATGCTTTCTATGGTGCGGTAGAGATACCTAAAAGGCTATGGTCAGTGGCAGAGTTAAACAATGCAGACCATATAGTGAGAGTTACCGCAGACGATATACTAGTAGACCCTGACTACCTTAAAATGGCAGTGAGGGAGCACGTAGAGAATGGAGCAGACTTTACGCATATACCAAAGTTACCAAAAGGTTTTGACTGCGAAGTAATTTCTAGGAACGCATTACTGGAATTGATGAAGATAGATTCCGAAACAGAGTATATAGGAAAGATATTAAAAGATAAGACTTTATTTAAAGTACATGAAGTAGAGGTAGATAAAAGGCATAGAAAGCGTTTCAACTATGAGTTAAATGAATACAAAGACTTGAAAAAATTAAGAGAGTTATTCTCTGATTTGCATAGTAATCATTCACCGCCATTTTGTCTCGATCACGTTATCGAGTATTTAGATTATCAAAAGTCAAAGGAAAAAGTGCGATGAACCCATTCTTCACAGTCTATATTCCGTTTCATACTTATGGTTATGCTATTAAAGCAAAAGATGCGTTACGTTCCTTAGATGCTCAATCGTTCACTTCATTTGAAACGATACTGATAGCGAATGGTACTTCGTTTCCAAGTTGGATGAGTGAAGGCGATGTATACAAAAGCACTGGCGTATTTGGTAGGAAGATAATAGGTGGGGAATACCATACGTTGGGAGCAGCAGCCAACGCAGCAATAGCGTTAGCAAAGGGTAATTGGATAGTTAGGTTAGATGCTGATGATTACCTTGAATCAAACGCTTTGTGGCACTTTGTAAATACGATAGAGCAACACTCTGACAAACCTATTATAGGAGTGCAAGGACATTGGGATGAAGATAATCCTGATAAAGTAATGGGAGCAGGGTTAGCGATACAGACAAGTCTATTGCAAGAAGTTTGTGGGTACAACGAAGAAGAACCTATCAATGATGGAGAGTCTATTGTTCGGAAGATATCTAATGAAGTTTTTGGAACTGCTACATCAAAATGGGGATTAGTCAGAACAGAGAAACCTATTTATAATTATGAACGACATGAAGGGAGTATGTCATGTCCAAGTTAGCGAAGTTATTCGGACCTGATGCGAAATACCCCTTAGTACGTTCCTATCAAGAGAAAGAAGCACCAGAGTTAGAGTTTATTGCAGGGCCATGTTCTGTAGAGAATTTGGAACAGATATATGCCATAGCTTGTAAGGTACGAGAAAATGGAGCAACCATGTTACGAGGTGGTTGTTATATATATGGAACGTACCCTCCGAAAAATAGTGGATTTGTAGCAGATAGATCACTATCTCTTTCAACAGCAGCAGATGGAAACAAACTTCCTTGGATAGTGGAAGTGATGGATGCACCAGATATGCAACACGTTACAGATGCAGATTGGATACAGATAGGTATGCGTCATGCACAACATTATCCGTTGTTAAAAGCGATAGCTTCTTATGGAAAGAAAGTATTATTAAAGCGTGGTTCATGGATGACAGTCGATGAAACGCTTGGGGCTATAGAGTATTTGCTTCAACATGGGGCAGAAGATGTAGCAATATGCGAGAGAGGAATCGTTAGCTTTGAAGACCATTGTAGGTGGAGTTTCTCTGCTTCGTTTATTGCGATGATAAAAGAATATACTGCATTGAAAATAGTAGCTGATCCTTCTCATGGCAGTGGAGACAGAAAGTTAGTTCCTAGACTTGCGAGAGCTGGAGTGGCAGCAGGTGCTGATGGAGTGTTATGTGAAGTACATCCTAACCCCAACGAGTCTGTTTCCGATGCAGAACAAGCGATTGATTATGACACCTTTGAACAAGTAGTGAAGGGGTGTAAAGAAATAAAGGGATATGTTTATGGCTAACAACCTTCAAATGTATAGAGTAGAGTTTGGTCAAAATATAGGTGGAATTAATGATTCTACACAAATAACGTCTGTAAAACAAAATGAAGCCTTAGACATACATAATGTAAGATTAATACCTACCGGTGGAATACAGAAACGTAAAGGATATTATGTTGTCAATACAGCTAGTCTTGTCGGTTCTGGAACGATTACTGGGATTTTTAATTATTTACGTTTTACTGGAAACTCAGACTTAATCGTATGTGTGAATAGTGGTACTTCTGCGAGTAAAATATATAAGAAAGACGCTGGAACGAATACGTTTACTTCTATTACACCTTCTGGAACATTCGCGGGTGGCGATGTAACTTTCGCTGTATCTAACGATATATTGATGATTGCGTCTGATGGTGGTTCTAATATTTTAAAATGGGATGGTTCTGCTACTGCTTGTACGGATTTGAATACTGCTACTGCTCCTTTAGGGCAAGTTGTAACAGATTGGAATAGACACGCTGTTGCTTTAAAAATACCAGCAAGAGGAAGTAATTTCGAAATATCACATCAAGGTGATTCTACACAGTGGAGAAATTCTGATCGGTTTCCTACAGACAGACAAACTGTAGGTGCTACATCTTTACTAGGCAAACTGTATGTTTTTACTACAGATAGAATGTATGCTGTATCTGGAAATGACAGAGACAACATATCCATGCTTCCAGTTAGACGTTCCGTAGGAGGAACAAACCAAAGAAGTATAGTAAACGTAGCAAATAGAAACTTGATTGTATGGCCTTGGCGTGGAAACTTTTACGAATTTGATGGAACCACTACCAACATAATTTCAAATAGGTTAGAAAGACCTTTAGCAAATACGAGTGATTTTTTTAATGTAAATCAATCTCTTTTTGATAATATACAAGGGGTAAATATAGCTTCAGAATCAAGAGTAAGTTTTTTGATTGCTGCAAGAAATAAAACACAAAATAGTTTCGTACTAAATTACCATTACGATTTAAGAACACCAGACCCTAAGACTGGGAAAAGTATAGGTGCTTGGACTGTAGATAAATACGATAGAAACTTTGCGTATCTCGCTGTATCAGTAGAGGATGAAAAAGAGATTTTATATGCTGGAGATTACGATGGTCATGTATGTAGGTTAGATGTAGGGGATGCAGATGGTGATTCTTCCGAAGATGCAAACGATGGAAATGCTATCCCATCAAGGTATCAGACTGGTCCATTTCACAACAATATGCCAGACATGACAAAAAGATGGAGAGAAATCATTCCTGTCGTTGGTCAAACTTCTAGTGGTACTGTAACGATATCTACCGCAGAGAATTGGGCTGGTAGTTTTATAACCGCAGATACTGTTGCTTTGACTACAGGAGGGTTTGCTTCCTATTGGGGAGTATCTAAATGGGGAGAAGGTCTTTGGGGAGCAGCGATATCGGTAATTAAACGATTATCTTTATCAAACCGAAGCGAAGCTCTTTCTATTAAGTTTTCTGATTCCAGTAAAGACCCTGCATGGCGAATCGATACTTGGGTATTGAGATTCCAGATACTGCCTGGTCTAAGGAGATTCCCATAATGCCATCTAAAAAACTTATACCTCCTGTTTTTATACAGGATTTAACAGATGAATTTGCTCCTTCTATTATTCACGAAAATGTTGAAAATATATACAACTTTTTAGATAGTCATTTTGAATGGGGATCAGCAACATCAAATACAGGAACTACTTTATCAAGAATTAAGTCAACAGACTATATTGTAAATATCACCCCTTTAGCAGAACCAGGAAGTGCGACAGTTACAAAAGCTACTGCATCTTTCACTTACACAACAAGTGCTACAGTGGCATTTAATTATTTAGTTATTGGATCAAGTTAGGAGTTATTATGGGAACAGTTTCTCGCCCTTACACTTACACTGCTGGTGATGTTATTCAACCAGCCGAAGTTACAGATAACGAGACTACTTTATATACTCTCGTTAATGGAAATTTAGACAACGACAACATAGATTCTTCGGCAGGAATTAAGGCAGCTAAACTTGATCTTGCCTCAGCGACTACAGCTTCATTCTCTACGAATGTGCTTATGTCTTTGTCTTCCACAATTACATTGGGAACAACAACACAAACGATTGCTGTAGGTAGTTCTGCTACAGTAACTATCACCGCTAGTGGCGGAGTTGCCGAAATCGGCAAAATGACTGTCATAGCTAGTGCTACTGTCGGCAATCTTAAAGTGTCAGGTACTGCGACATTGGGTGCATTGGCTACGCTAGGTACATTGGTCGTATCAGGAACTGCTACGATAAGTGGTCTGGTATGTAGTGGCACTGCGACTGTCGGAGATTTGAAAGTATCCAACACAGTTACCATACCGAACTTAGTGGTATCAGGAACAGCCACACTTGGTAATATTATAGCGAGTGGTACAGCAACTTTAAAGTCAATCGTAGTAAGTGGAACTGCTACCATTGGTGATTTAAAGGTAAGCAATACTGTTACGTTACCTCGAATAGTAGTGAGTGGCACTGCAACGATAGGAAACATGATTATAAGTGGCACAGCTACTTTAAAATCTATTATTGTAAGTGGTACTGCGACATTAGGTGCGATGTTAGTGAGTGGAACTGCTACCTTCTCTACTGTACCCTTATTCCCTAACAACACTATTGAGACAGCAGATATTCAAGACAATGCAGTAACTCTTGCGAAGATGGCAGGATTGGCGAGAGGAAAGATTATTTATGGTGATGCTTCTGGTGATCCAGCAGCATTGACAGTAGGTTCTACTTCTACAGTATTAACAACAGATGGTGTTGATATTTCATGGGCTGCTGTTAGTGGAGGAACTTCTACTTACGCTAGCATAGTGGTATCAGGAACAGCGACATTGGGTAATATCAAAACTAGTGGAACTATATCTGTATCTGCTACAGCGACAATGGATCATTTGTTAGTAAATGGCTCAGGAGCAAGTATGGCTCATTTTAAAGCTACTGGAGCCGATGTAGATCATGTTTTAATAGAAAGTACTGATGGTGGTGCAGGCGAAGGCCCAGGGATGGCGTTCTACAGAAACAGTGCAAGTCCTGCTGATAATGATCAGACTGGTAGAATACGTTGGTATGGTAATGATTCGGCTGGTGCTAAACGTCATATTGGTGGTGTTAATTGTAAATTTGCCGATGTTACCAATACCTCGATAGATTCACAAATAAGTATGGTTTCTTATAAGGACAACTCTGAACTAGTAGCATTGACAGTTCATGGGTCAGACGTAACTGTAGCAGGTAATCTTACAGTTGGAGGATCATTATCTGGTGCTGGTGGAAAAGTATTACAAGTTGTAAATATGTCAACCACGAGTGTTACAACTACCACATCATCATCTTATGTAGACACTAATTTAACTCTAGGAATCACACCTTCCGCTTCTTCTTCTGTTGTAATTGTTGAATGGGCAGGAACTTTCAATCTTGGTGGAACCAGAGGAACGTGGGCTGACATTGGGTTAGAGAGAGGAACTTCATCAATTCATTCATGGGGTGGTGAATACGCTGAAGGATTAGCTACTGGAAACTTTGATTTGCACTTTCCTTTAAGTGGGTCAATGAAAGACTCACCGAATACAGCAGGAGCAGTAACATATACAGTGCAGATCAGGACTGCTGGTGGAACCGCTAAGATGATAAGTCGAGGCACAGGCATTATGATTATATCAGAAATAGGAGCATAAGATGTCAGACATTCAAGAAGAAATCAAAGTATATATTATTGATGCAATTTTAGCTTTAGCTCCAAACGCAAAAGTAACTGTGCAAGGGGAAGAAATAGAAAAAGTAACATGGGAAGATGGAAACCCCAATAACATTACTAAGCAACAAATATTAGATAAAAAAGCAGAGCTAGAAACTAAATATACTAACGAGGAATATAAAAGAAATAGAGAAAAAGCGTATCCTACGTTTAGTGATTTTGTCGAAGCATATACTGAGAAAGAAATCTTAACTAGAAGCGATAAATGGATGGCATATATAGAGGCTTACAATAAAGTACGAACTGATTTTCCGAAACCAGAATAAAGGAAATAAATTATGAACTGCAACTGCAAATTTCCATGTACGTGTAGCATTGTCGCAGTCGTTATCGGTATCATCACTGGTATCGTTATTTATCAAATAGGACTATAGAATGAATAATTTAGGGGTTTGCATAAGTGCGTTTGTAGCGTTAATAGGTGGTTTATATATTGTATTGCAACTGTATGCTTACCCTTTACCAGAAGGTAGGAAATTGGAAGTGCGTGTCGATTCCAATGAGAAAATGGTACAGAGTATGGACATGAGACAGAGGTCTATAGCAGATAAAGTAGGAAAGATACATGGCATACTGGTTGATCAAATTAAAGATAAGAATCACGATTAACCGCCCTAGAGGTGTATATGGATAACGCAGGTCTTCTAAAGAAGGAACAGTTAAAAGCTAGGAACGAAAAGATAATGCAAGGTTGGTTACACAAATGGATATCCAATACTGCAACTAACTATGGAAGTAAACTGTTAGGCGAAGAAGAAAACTTTTCTAACTTGTTCATGGCACATAAAAACAAACCTGCATTGATTACAGGATCAGGACCTAGCCTTGAAGATACAATACCTCATATAAAGAACTTTGATGGGTTGGTTATCAGTACCAATAGTTCTATGAGTCTGTTAATGAAGAATGGTATTAAACCAGACTATGTACATATTTTTGATGGTCAATATGAACCAAAGAGAATAGGGAACCTTCCCATAGATGATGTTACATTGATATGTGCGACCTTTGTTTTGCCAGAGATGGTAAAGTTTTGGAAAACGAAAGGGAAGGTATATGGGTTCAGTGCTTTCGATCCAGAGGAAGCATGGTTTAAAAAGTATATGTGGTATATGTACCGAGACTATGTAGGTATTCCCACTAGTGGTTCGGTAGGCCCTAACGCTATTCGGTTAGCAGCCTATATGGGTTGCAATCCCATTATCTTAACAGGGTTAGACCAAACCTTCACTGGTGGTAAGTATCGAGTAGATCAATACGACTACATTGATAATAAATATGTATTAAAAGATTTTGATCACGAAGAAGCGATTAACAAGCAACCTATCAGTTATCACAATGGCAAACAGCTTTGGTATATCACTGGGATGATGTACCGAACAGCGATTGTAGGTATAGCAGATGAGTTAAGGGATAAAGGATTATCGGTTGTTCGTTGTCATAATAAAGGCGATAAGAATTTTTATAAGGTAGAAGGTGTTCTACTAGAAGAAACTAAAGGAATTGAAGTAATGAACGCTACCATGAGTGGCGTATGGAAGAATGAACTTCCAAGATATAACTTAGTAGCATAGGGGGAACTATGGCTAATTTAGAATCGGCTGCGATGGCTGCACTCCAAACTGGAGTAAATCCATACGAGTCGCAAGGGTATTTGGATTGGATGTCTGGCATACCCGAAGCACAGAAACAACTGCCTGGAGCCATTCGTCAACAAAGACAAAGGCAAGTAACAGAATTAGAGAAAGGCATCCCAGAGCAAATAAGAAGGGCTGCTCAACCATTAGCAAGAAGGGGATTGAGTGGAAGTGGCCTTCAATTAGAAGATGTAGGACAGGCAGCTTTAGATAGGCAGATTGCTATTGATAGAGCAAAAACTCTTGCTGAAATTGACCCTATTAATGCTCAAATTGCTTTACAGAATTTAGCAAGAGATCGTGCTGTGCAAAGAGGTGGTGAAGAAAGAAGACGTTTTGAAAGAGAAGAAGATGTTACTGAAAAACAGAGAGCACAAGATCAGTTAATGAAAACTGCATTAGCTTCGGCTGGTGTAGGTTTATTAGGGAAAGATAATCCTCTTTCTAGGGCAATATTTGGAGGGACGGGACAAGAAGGATTACTGCAAAAAGCTATAGGTGGTATATCAGGATTGTTTGGTGGTGGTGGTGGTGATACTTCGATGGTTACTCCAGAAATGATGCAGTATGGAAGGTATGGAGATATTGTTGATGAAGAAGCAGATGGTTTGTTAGCACCAGGTCAAACTATGACTCCATTACCTTCTTCTTTTAGTGGGTATGGTAATGACGATGAATTTTCTATGCAAGGAAACCTTGGTTATACTTCTCCATATGGAACAGGCTTTGATTCAAGTATAGTCCCTGATACAGCAACCGATCAATTTAATCAACAGTTTTTACCAACACAAGAACAAATGTTAGCAGGAGAAGGTGGTGGTATGTATGGAGGTACTTCTCCATTTGGAACAGGTATGGATGAAGCAAGTATGCAAATGCCTCCAAGTTACGGAGGAGGTTTTTCTGGATATGATGGAGCAGATGATTTCGCTTTCGAGGGAACACCAGTTCTAGGAACGGAAACTATTTTAGAGCAATTACAAAGACAACAAAGAGAAGCAAGTGAAAGAAGTTTAGCAAACTTAGTATTAAATGATGCAAGTACAAATCAAGATATAGATAATTATTTTTTAGAGGGACTTACAGCAGGAATGTTAGAAGAAGAAGGTGGAACAATGTATGGAGAAGGTCCTATGGATTATATGATTACTCCTGAAGAATTCCCATATATGTTAGGTGCTGAAACTTTTGACACAGGAAGTTTTGATATAATAGATGATTATGATTTTGCTTTAGGTGGCGATGATAATGTGCCTTTTGGCAAAACCTCTGGCCTTTCTAGTACAGGTATGTCAGAGGAGATGCAAAAATCGATGGATCAAGGATTTGCAAACGCTGAAATAACAAAAAAATTGTTAGACGAAGGTAAGATAGGAACAGAATATGCTAGCTTATTGTCAGACGCTGGTAATTATCTGCCAGAGAGTGGAACTGACTTATTGAGTACCGCTGGTGATATCGCAAAATTACCATTTCAAGCGTTAGATGCTGGAATGAAAGCAGTTGGTAGTGCAAAAAGAACTGTAGGAGATTTAACTACAAAAGCGTTAGATACTGCTACAGGTGGTGCGTATAGCGGAATAAAAGGATTAGGTGGACAAGCAACAAAAGCAATAAGCGAAGCACTTGGAGGCGTTGTATCCCCCTCAACAGTCGGAAGTCTCGCATTAACTGCCCTTAGAGGAAAAGATGGATTAAAAAGTATTGCCAAAGACCCATTAGGTTTTGCCGGTAAAAAAATATTGTCTTCTGCGTTACCTAGTTTTCAATCTACAGTAGGTGCATTAGCGAAAGGAACACTTCCTGAAATTGCTTGGACAACAGCAACACCAGCCACTATTGCAGCAGCTGGAAATACCGCATACGCTGCTGCTATTGCAAAGGGTGCATCTGTAAAAGTAGCACTAGCTGCTAAAACTAAAGCAATTACATTAGCAGCAGCAGCACCAAGCGTTCTTGGAGCTTCTATGATAGCTATTCCAATGATTCTTTCTAGTATTGGGACTATGGAAAGAAAGAAATCTAGGGCTAAAGCTGAAGTAGAAGAAAAAAGAAATTTATATGGTAGTTCTCCGTTTAACTTTGTTCCTGGCGGTTTGTGGATGGCTGGGAATAAAAGGCGTTCCCCTGCTCTTGATGAAGCTAGCGGACACTTTACATTGACAGATGAACTTACTGATTTAGGTAAAATATATACAGAAGACCCTAGAAGGTCAGTAATGGGTGGAGACTCTCTATCAAAACGTGGACAAGACTTTGGTAGAGAAGCTGGGATTGATTACAAACATTCTGATCCTGATGTTCAAAATACAAGTCAGAAATGGTTAGGAAAACAACAATTCTATAGCGAACTAATTCCAGATTTGAAACCAATATTTATGGCTGGTTTAAAAGGAGAGATGTCTAGGGAACAAACAGAAGATGCGGTATCTTTTTATACTAATAAATTTTTTAAAGAAAATCCTGCCATTCGTCAAATACATACAATAAATAAGAGAATAAAAGATATAGAACATCAAGAACAAGATGATATTTGGGCTTTTCAAGATCAAATAATGGCATTGAAAGAACAGGCAAGACAATTATACCAAAAAGTACCTTTAACGTGGAGAAATGTTTCTGGATTAATACCTCAAAAGTTAAAGGTTGAATTTATTAAAGACGATCGCTATGTAGAATCGGAGGATTAATTATGGTATCTCCATATTTAGTAGGTGCTTTGCAAGGGCTTGAAAAGGCTATGGCCCAACGTGAACTCAAAAGCAGACAAGACAAGGAACAGAAAAGAAAAAACGAACTTTTGCAACTGCAAAAAGAAACTTTGGCGTTAAGTAAAAGAAAAGTAGATATTGCTGAAAAAGCTGAGAAACGTAAATTAGATGCAAAAATTAAAGACAGAAAAGACAGAATAGAAGCTGCTAGAAATTGGATTGATGCAAGAGAAAAAATACCTAAATTACAAGCAGAAACAAAAGCAAATTTAGAACAGTTTGCTCAAAAGAAAACGCAAGAAAGAAAACAACAAGAACAATATGAACAAGATTTCATTAAGGGTGGGTTAGGTGGCGATATTCCCCTTCCTAAAGAAGCTATGGATCAATTTAAAAAAGATTCTCCTTTAAGTGAGGTAAGTGAATTAAGCCCACAAGATAAAAAAATAATGCAACTGGCTATTGAAAGAGGTGCTCTTTCTCCTAAATTTATGGAGGAGGCATTAAAAGAAAGACAAGAAACAATTTTAGGTCCATATCAGCAAAAGTTGACAGATTTGAGTCAACAAAGAAGCAAGGCTATGGGAGTATTGGCTGGTGATAAAGCGTTAGGTCCTACTTTTCTAAAGGCTATGATGAAAGGACCTCCTAAGAAAAGTGCTTATGAACAAAAAGTAGAATATATGTCAAGAGTTACTGGCAAAAGTCCAGCAGAAGTTATCAAAATGATGCAAGAAGGTAAAAAGAAGGACCAAGGAATAGACACTAGAGAAAAACTTATGAAGCATTTTGGATTAAATGAAATAAGTCTTTCAGATGGTGCTTTGGTTATAGATAAAGATGGTAATAATTTTTATCAAAGAAAGGCAAACGAAGTAACTAAAAATTACAAAAATTACAAATATTTGAAAGAAGCTGGTTTCCAAGATTCTCTTTCAAGAACTTTATTGAAGTCCTCCCCAGGCTTTGTGAGTGTATTTGGTCTTGGTGGTAAGACAAGAGATTTATTTAGTAGATGGGGTGGTCAAATTTCTAATAGATTATCAAACGCTAAATTAGAGAGTGTAAGGAATAAATTTAAAATAAACACTTTAACTATGTTAAAACTTTTAAAATCAGAAGCTAGAATTTCCGAAAGAGAGTGGTCATTAATAGATAATTTAAGTGGTAATTTAGATGCTGCTGGAACCAATGATGTGGCAATTTTGGGTAAATTAGTTCCTATACAAAAAATGTTAGAAAGGGAACACAGATTAAAGTTATCTGTATGTACTGCTCCAAGTAAGTTTCAAGGAGCCAACTTAGTTACTGCTACACAACGAACAAAGGCTTGTCAAGAAGCAAAAAGAATAGAAGATGCGATTACCACAATAGGAGATGTTAGATCAAATCTCAACCAATTTGAAAAACTACAAGACGAAAGAGATGTTTTGGAACAACAAAGAGCAAATCAAGGAATTGAAGGGGTTTGTGGTTTTGAAAATGGTAAGCCACGCCAGCCTGGCACATACTACGATCAAAAAACAGAACAACTAGCAGTATGTACTAGAATGGGATGGGAACCAATAACAAGAAATATGACTAAAAAAGAGATGGCTATTTATAGAGCAAAAGAAAAATCTGCTCACTCTAAAAAATATGGTAGGCCAGAAGGCCAAACAGTATCAGAGGCTCTTGCAAAAAAACAGTTTGATGTAGAAGCAAGAAAAAAAGTAAAGGTTGGAAAAGGTAAGCCAAAGTATGTCCCTCCTAGAGGTGGGCCAGGCGTATTGATAGGAGGAGGTAAATAATGGTTAGAATTAACCCAGAGTTTCTTCCAAACAACTTAAAAAAGGATATGGAACTTATTGAAGCTAGGGCCTCTGCTCCTACGTCTACTGTTGGTAGATTAATGAACATAGGTAAGGGAGATTTCAGTAAGGGATTGGCCTTTTCTCTTGGATTACCATCTCAATTAGTTTCTTTAACTTTAAATAAGTTAGGGGTAACGGAAACAAAAAACCCAGTTCTTGGCGTAAACGATTGGTTGACTATATTTCATTCTATGGGAATGAGTGGTTCTATCCCTTCAAATGAACGAGGTTTTTACGAAAAGGTATTTGGTAGAACATTGGAAGAAGTCGGTGCTGCTGTTCCTTTTATAGGTGGATTGGCTGGATTAGGTGCAAGGGCTGCTGCTAGAGGCGGTGTTCGTGCTATGGGTCGTGAAGGACAAGGATTTTTTAAGAAAGCATTTACTGACCCTGCTGGCTATACAAGACAAAGAGCAGTCCCAGAGTTCGGAAAAGTTTTTTCGGAAGGGAAAGGATTTTTCCCAAAAGCTACTAATTTACAGAATTTAGGAAGGGCAAGAAAACAAATAATACCTAGATTAAGAGAAAGTGGCCAAAGTTTAATGGAACAAATTGGGGCTGATCCATTGAGGGCTACCACAAGAGAACTTGGCTTTACTGTTGGTGCTGGTGCTGGTGCTGGGGTTATGCAACAAGTAATTCCAGATAGTATTCTCGCTGAAATGAGTGGTCAACTTCTTGGTCCACTTTCCTTTACAGCACTTAAAGGATTAGCAAAAATAATACCTACTAAAATGAGATTGGTAAATTGGAGTCAAAGCATGAAAAGTTTGGCTGAACAAGGAGATGCCACAGTTGCAGAATGGCAAAAGAATAAGTTAAAAGAATTGTCTCCTTATTTAGCAGAGGGCGATCCTAGAGTAATTGGTAAATATGAAGATGTTGGAGTTTCAGCCCTTAGACATACACCAGAAGGTGCTAAAGAGAGATTTGGATTAGCAGAAAAAGCTGGTTTGATAGGAGAAGGTATTGACCCTTCTGTTACAACAGCTGGTTTAAATCCAGGCTATATTAATATGAAGTCTTCATTAGATACATTGGTAGATTCTAACATATTAAATGAAGCACAAAAACAATTTTTGTTAGCACAACCAGATATAAGTCAAAAAAGAATAGCAGAATTTATTCAAAGTATTACCCCTTCCTATTCAGAAACCATGACTATTGGTGCTGCTGCTCAAAGGACATTCAAAAAAAAGATAAAAGAGTTTAAGGAAGACATAAAAAGAGTAGAAAAAGGAATGGGGTCTGAAATGGGATTCCTTCAACCCATAAAAAGCAGAAAAGCTATGGGGGCAAAAATAAGAAAGGATACCATACAGAAATTTGATAACAGTATCGATGAATGGAGAAAGATAGGTGATGAAACTGGAGTTAATCAAGCCAAAGTCTTCCTTCCCGAAGACTCCATCATAGCTACACAATCCATAGTCAATGATTTTAATAGATTAGTTAGAAGCACTGAAGGTATAGATTTCATTGGCAAAGATACCATAAAAGGAATTACAGAAGATTTATTGGATGGGAGAGGCTTTTTAATTTTAAAGATGTTAGGTCAAAGAGTTCAAAGAGAGATGTTGAATATAGGGGCAAAAACTTACAAAAGTGCTACTGCTGTCGAATCGTTTAGGAATTTGGCACAATTCAAAAAAAGAATAAACGATATGATAGACTCTATATCTGATGAAGCCTTGCGTCTACCTGGCCCAGAACCAGCATTTCCTACTTCTTTTGCAAATAAAGCTATCCTACAATCAAGAGAAAATATATTAGATAGGATTCAAAAGGGAGAAACCTATAAAGGTGTATCTGCGGAAGATTTAATCGATCCGAATCAATCCAAGACTATACTAGATGATTTGTCTAAACAAGACGCACAACCTATGATAGACGCTGAGATAGCAAGATTGAGAGGAGATTCAGAGATCAACGTGGCTCTTGAATTAGGGTCCCTTTCCCCAGAAACTGCTGCCAAACTAAACATTCCTATAAATGCAAGTTTATCAGAAAGATTTGATGCCTACAAAAAAGCATATTTCTTAAACCACATAAACGCTTTTAAAAGAGGATATCCTCAAGAACTTATGAGAAAAGGTCCTTTTGGGTTTAGATATACCGAAGATGAAGTTGTAGCGATGTTACACATTAAACCTACTAGACAAGGTGGGGCAACTTTAATGGAAGATTATATTCGTGTGCATGGCTTTGATACAGAAGACATAGAACGTGGACTTTTGCACGATTTATGGGAAAAAACTGTAGAGATCAAAAAAGGAAACAAGGTATGGAACACAGATAAGGCAGAAAAATGGCTAGAAGATTATAGGGAAGTATTAGAGGTAGCCAATATAGACCCAGACAAATTTATTGCTAACAGAATTGAATCGTATAAAATGTTAGCAGACGAAAGACTTAGAATATCTAAAAGAGAACAAGAATGGACTAAAGGGACTTTTGTAGAGCAATTAGTTAAAAAAGGAACTTATGATGAAGCCTATCAGCCAGTTGAAATAGTAAAAAAAGCATTAAATGAACCATTATACATGGATAAACTAATAAAAGATTTAAGAGGAAATAGACCAGCTTTACAAGGTCTAAGGACTCATGTATTTAGTTTGATTGCAAATCAAGGTGAAGCAAAAGAAATGTATAAATTACTTCGTCAACACGAACCAAGTTTAGAAAAGTTGTTTGGTACAACAAAAGCTGGAAAAGAACATCTAAAAAATCTTAAAGATATTATGGTTTTAAAAGAAATGTCTGAAGTAAGACCAAGTGTAAAACCAAAGGGTGGACAACCTTTAGACATTATGGGAGAGGTATCGGGATGGATGGGAACCACACCAGCCATGTTAGGCAATATGCTTTGGGTTTTGCATAGTCGCTTCCTACCAGCTCGTTTCGTATATTCAAGATTAGGACTAAATTTCTTTAAAAGAATTGGAAAAGACAAATGGAACGATACTATAAAAAATATCATGCTTGACCCTACAATCGCAAAGGATTTGAATAGAGCCATAGGAGGAACAACAACTCCTTATCCAGAAAGACTAACTGCCCTTAGAAAAACATACATCAATCTTTTGAATTTAGGATTAGAGAACAGAGTAGATATCCTTGAAAATTTATCTCAAGTTATCCCACACGAAGATGATAAAAGGTTTAAAAAGATGTCGGTCGATTATTTAAGACAACTTCAAAATGATGATTATAAACTTAAAAAAATAGACCCCCCCACAAATAGATTAGAATTTAATGTTGTACCCACAAAATAAACTATTGACAAGCCTATAGAAAGGCTATTATGATTTACAAGACTGCACTATTAGCACTAAGTATGTTCTTTGTACTCGGTGCTACTCCGACCCAAGAAAAAAAAGAAGTAGTTCGTTTCGTTATGCCAGCTTTTAAACAAACTTGTTTCTCGCCCATACCTTGCACAGCTTACGCCATAGGCTATGACAGTATAAAACATGGAGCCAAGTTTGCAGATTACATTGAAATCAAAATTGATTCTGAGTGCTTTAAGAAAAACATACTCCCGCTTGTTAAGAAAGATAAGGAAAAGAATGAAAGACAGATTTCTCTCGGCTTTTCAAAGATTGCAGATATCAAACCCTTCCATTAAAAGTGATGAACCTACTAAAAACAAATATAGGGAACTATGGGATAAAAGCAAATACGCCTCTATGGCGAATATGGTCGATGGAAATTATAGTGAAATAGCGTATAGGCTATTTGTCCTTTCTTCATTTATAGGAGTAAAAGAATCAAATCGTGTCTTGCAACGTAGTTTAATGAGTTGTGGAGAAACTCTTTTAGACGATGGTGAGATAGGCCCAAACACGAAGGCACTTCTTTTGTCGCATGGGTGGAAATTGATTTACCCCTTGCGTTCAGAGGCTGCTGGTTATTTTCGTACTTTGGCTGAAAAAGATAGTAATGTTAAAAAACAACTAAATGATTTGCTTGAAAAAGCATATTCATAAGGAGAAACACAATGGCAATTATGGACTGGATTTCAAAACTACCCGAACTGGTACACGCAATCACTCTCCTAATAAGTGGAGCAAGTATAATTGCGTCTTTAACTCCTAGTAAATCTGATAACGATTTTCTGAACATGATATCAAGTATCATAAACGTACTTGGCCTAAATGTGAATAAAGCCAAGAACGCTGACGATATATAATAAATGTGGCCGATTGTATCCGCCCTCCTCAAAAGTGTTGGAACTACGTTTTTACAGTGGTTTTGGAGGAAAAAGGAAAATGATAGGATCGCTGACTCCGTTAATGCGGAGATTGAGATTGCTAACTTGGAAAAGGTGTCGAAGGGGCTTCGTGCTAGGGATGCTTTGCATAGGCTTAAGTATGAACGGATGCTCAAGTCTGCAAGGTATAAACGCAAAGACTGACGTTTCCTGCGAACTTTTTAAACCGATCACTTGGAGTGATAAAGATAGTAAATCCACTCTTAAAGAGATATTCCTACACAATACTACCTTTGACGCTGTATGCGTAAAAGATGCCAACCGATAGCGGAGATATTTTATTAACAGTTATTGCGTTCTTAACGACCTGCATATTCCTTTCCATGATAAGAAAGTAGTTAATCTTTTATTGTCGTTTTTGAAGAAAAATAAGGTAGATGAAATTGTCCTCAATGGCGATATCGTAGACTGCCAGCCGATATCTACCTTTGATAAACGACCATTTAGCCCTTCCTCGTTAGACTTAGAGATAGAGGAGTTGGGTAAATTTATTAAAGAACTGCAAAAAATTACTACCAATATTACTTACATAGGCGGAAACCATGAGGATAGGGCCAGACGCTGGATTTGGAAGAATGAAGCTATTCATAGATTAGGGCAAGATAGAGGTATTCAAGTAAGCAAACTATCTTTCGCCACTCTGTATGGGTTAGATGAATTGGGTGTCAAATATTTAGAGTATGGGGAAGGTATATGGCTGGGTAAGTTATATGTGTATCACGGGAAGATTGTGAGGAAGCACAGTGCCTATAGTGCAAGATCGGAGTGGGAAGGAAATGGATGTTCCACATTGACTGGCCACACGCATAGAATGGGTAGGTATTCTGTAACTTTAAGGGGAGGAACATACGCCTCCTTTGAAAATGCCTGTCTCTGCTCCCTAAATCCAGAATACATAAAGGGAGTTCCTAACTGGCAACAAGGGTTCTCTATAATCCATGTGTCGCCTAATGGTTTATTTAACGTCAACCAAATCGACATTCTCAAGAGGAGTAGCTTGTTCTATGGTGGGAAGCAATATACTTGAAAAGTTGTTAGACAATAAACCAAATAGTTCTCAATTTTTATTCATAAGAAAAGGGCATACCATCGAGGTATGCCCTCATTCACACCATCAAGAAGAAGGAGGGGTAAAAAAACTCCTTGATGATGCACCACAGTCCTCTCCCTCACAGCAGTAGACCACTTTCTCTACTAAAAACTTATTGTCCTTTAATTTATCTTTTACATAATATCCTTGTGATAAATAATACATTAGATTTCGCATCCCCACAACCATCGTGTCTGTTGACATTACGTTTCCTTTATATTGATTCGTATTAAGGCAATCGCATCACCAGAATCCTCTACAAATAAACCTAACCCATCATCACTCAAACCCTTTTGGATAGAAGCTGGAAACTCTTTCATTCTCTTTACTTGAAATCCTAACGCTTGTTTTGCTAACATCAAATCCGCTTTGTAAGGATCACCACTTGCAGAGTGTACGTTAAACACTCTATGTCCTTTATACAATGCTGATAAAAAGTCTTTAAACCACTTATTCCCTTGTTGTCCCCTTCGTTTGTTTGCCCTACCTATCGCACTCCTAGACCTCTTTTTCATGGCTATGTCGCAATCTTTGATATGGCGAGTTGTTATTTTGTGTGTTTTCTTGTCTAAACCTTTCAAAATCGCTTAAATAAACTCTTGTGTGTCCCAACCTCCCATCGTGTCTTTTAAGACGAAAAACTCTTGGGAACACTCCATCTTTCACCATTCTTCTTACTGTTTGGAGACTTACATTCATAATTTGACTAATCTCTGCCAATGTCAACATTCGATCAATTTCTTCTGCATTGTTTGTTTCCATGTTTTCTCCTATAGTTTTCATTTTAATATCATCCCATAATTGTTAATTCCTTTAGGTACGTCTAATCCATCTAGCTTTACTAACTGATTCCTTTTAAATCTGCTGTAATCCACTAAATGATGCCAACGATTAAATCTCCATACTACTTTAGCAACGTCTGGGTGCATTTCGGCTAACATCTTGCTTTTTTGAAGTGTCCCCTCTTTATATATCTCCATATTCCCCCCTTTCATTCTTTGCGTTGTTACTTTTCCTTGCAAGAAAGCGTTAAACTGTATAGTACAATGTCCATCTTTTAACACTCTTAAACATAAATCGGTATCTTCATTGTATCTCCCTCTCCATCTATAAGGGATATCGTTTTGTATCAACAGACAAGAATATATCCTTGTATTCAATATAAATGGATAAGATACCTTCTCCGACCTTCTGATAAAATTCTGATAGTTTGGACCAGCAATATATACATTCTTATATCTGTCTACGAAATCTTCCATAATCTTAAATATAGTCCCACTCGTAACCAACGCTTTTATGTTTCGGTTTAGTCTGTGAAATCCTTCTATATTGTCATCCATAATCCAATGTCTCTTTGCCCCACTTTCTGTAGAGTGATCCCATACGAAGTTCCTTGCAGGACCAGACCCCTTCCTTCTATCCTCGTCTTTCCAAAAAGTGTCATATTCTTCTGAATACTTCTTTGGCAATATAAGTAACTTGTCTCTATCTACATATTCTAAATAGTTTTCGTATTGTTCTTTTTCTACTACCATTCTATAAGGGACATCAAGTTTGTCCAACAATTTGTATGTCAACCCATTTTCCCAACGACTTTTTGATATAATATAGATAGGATAACTAGGATTCATCTTGCCACCTCAAATTATTGACTTCATCTCCCCAATGCGACTTATAGGGATGCCATATAGATTTTGAAAGGGGAGTTAATTTCTGCCCTATCTTCTGTGAAAAATCGTTCAAATCTTCCTCTGTTTCAAATCGAACTGTAATGGTAGAGAAAGGGTCTTCTTGTTTTTCTTGAAGGAACTCTGGCATATTGTCCCAATGTTCTTCTTTTCCAAACAGTTCTTCTTGTTCTTCCATTATGTTTCTCCCCTTAATATATCGCTTTCATCATAGCTAGATTGTTCTAACCACTCAAAACTTCCATCTTCTCTTACTTTAAATTCTATCGTGGGAGTCAACATAGATAAGTTACTTTTTACATGAACTAAAAATGATCTATGATAGACTCCCTTCCCCATTAATTCTTCCTTGACTTTCCCTACTAGGTAGATAGAACGACAGAGAGCTGGTATTCCACTAGAACCAGATAGGCGATAAATCGTTTCGGACATTTGTCCCTTGTTCATATGAGAAATTGCAACCAAAGCACAATCTCTCTCCCTACAAGTTAAGATAAGTTCAGACAATATCTCTCTAATTTCATTATCACTAGAAGTGTTTGCATACGCTGGGAAAAAAGCGTTCAGTGGATCAACCACACACATTTTTATATTGTTCTCTACTATCATTTTCTTTATCTCTTGTATTCCATTGGGATCAAAGCTAATTCCTTCATCAAAAGCAAATATGCGATCTAAGTTCTTATCCTCAAACTTGTTGAGTCTATCCAACAAAACTCCCCTTGCTGAGTCTTCCCCTAACAAAAACAAACTATTAAAAGCATCCCTATCCTCTTGTAAAGGAAATCCTTTCCCTACAGAACCAGCTACAGCCAATGCTATGGTAAGATACGATTTCATGGTGCCGGGCATACCGAAGATGACACTTAAAAACCCCTTTGGTATCCTATTCTTCCATATCCATTTCACTTCTTCGGCTTCCACCTCACTCATCTTCATCAACTTTTGGCTTGGCATTTGTATAATAGGGGCATTTTTAACGTGTCCTAGAAGTAATGGGAGTGTTTGTCTATGCACATCTACCCACTCTACGAAATCTTCCCCAGGGTATAGGCCCTTTAGCTTCACTATCTTGCTTTGTATATTCATCTTTAGAAGTTCCACACTCATTTCCTTTGCAAAACTCTCGCCACTCACATCATTATCTGGTATGATAATAATTTTCTTTATATTTAACTGTGCAAACCAACGTAATGCTGTGTGATCAACATTTGCCCCATTTGGCATAGATGTGGCTGGATATTTACCTCCCACAAACTCCCTAAACCTGTCTACACATTTTTCGCCTTCTAAGAGGAAGCAATAATCTTTCTTTGATTTTACTAAATCGTATAGCCTATATGGAACTGCCTTTGTCAACGATTTTGTCCAATAAATCTCTTTGGGTTTGTCTGTAAAATCCTTTCTTACTTTGACCCCTATTATCTCTCCGTACTGATTGGTGTAATTGTAAGTCAGCATTTTTTAATCCTAATGACGAAAGTATGGTTTTCGTGTCGCAACCTTTGTTGCTTTGACACTTTAAAGCAATATAGTCTCCCTTTGGAGAGTCGAACCATATAAGTGATGGGCGTTTATCGTTATGACTTGGACAACAACCACTGTAATAATTATTATGTTTTCTTGCTTTTTTAATGTAACCAGCAAAGTCATCACTGTTCATAGAGTAAAGATTCTCCTATGTGGCGAAGGAATATCCCAAATGAAGTTACTTTTCTTTGGAAAATAAAAATCAGTTTTAGGGTAAGAATCAGTTAAATCCACTATTGCTTTAGCGTCAATAAACAAATCTTCTAAAGAATCAAAGTTATCATGTTTCTGAAGTAGTACCACACAATCTGCGTTGCTGACATTCTCTATATTAAAATCAACAGACTGCAAAGTTTTCTCCCTACCACTCGCCTCATAAAAAATCATAGATGGCACATGGCTATCGTGATAACTGACTACTGCTGATTTCTTTCGGAGAAGTTTATATAAATCCATAGCCCCACTCTCCCTACAATCCGATACATTTGGTTTGTATGCCACTCCTATTATTAAAATATGTTTTCCACTCAAAGAACCACCAACTGCATCTTCTATAATTTTCAAAACGTGTTTTGGCATGGATTCGTGAATAGCTAACGCTGTTTCTGTTAGGTGTAATCTTCGGTTATTTTTATTAGCATGGTAGGTTAAGTAGTAAGGATCAATCGGCAAACAATGTCCCCCTATTAGACTTGGGTAAAACTTCATAAAACCAAACTCTTTCGTGTCTGCCGATTCTATTACTTCGGAAACGTCTATTCCATTCTCTCTGCAATACTGTGCAAGTTCACACACCAAAGCAATATTGACGTTTCGAAAAGTGTTTTCATATAGCTTTACCATCTCTGCTGTTTGCGTATTCGACACTTTCTTTATTTTAGTTAGTTTAATATATAGTTGTGATATAAGGTCTATACATCTTTTTGATACCCCACTTACTATCTTCGTAGTGTTTGTGATATTGTATTTGGTATTGGCTGGATCAATCCTTTCGGGCGAGAACCCTAGCCAAAAGTCCTCGCCTATGTCCATGCCAGTCCCCTTTCTTAGCTTGGGCAGAATACGATCAATCGTTGTAAAGGGAGAAGTAGTGCTTTCTAAAATGAATAGCTTACCCTTAATGTCAAAATCTTTTATAGTGGATATAGACTTATCTATGAAAGACATATCTGGTCTTAGTCTACTTTTTGACAAAGGGGTAGGCACACATATAATAACTACATCAGCAAATTTGATCATAGTGGGATCAGAGGACACATGAAACTTTACTAATTCATATTCTTCTTTGTCAAACTTTTCTCTTAACTGTGCTATTCTATCAGAATTGGTTTCAAGTGCAGATACCTTATATCCTACCGAAGATAAACCAGCACATAACTCATACCCCACATAACCAGCCCCTACCACCACTATCTTGCAACTCTGATCTATTATCTTATCTTTTAATTGATTAAAACGGGATGTCGTCATCTTCGATAGTCTCCGATTCAGTTGAAGTTATTAAAGGGCTTTCATCTGATTTTTGTATATCCATAAATTTTGCTTCAATATCGGATTTTAATTTTTGCTTCACTTCTTTTTTTAGTTTATGTATGTCCTCTAACTCTTGAATGGGATTTCCCCAACCATCTTTATACCTCGCCCTCACTCTATTTAAAAATTGGTCTTTCGTAATCCCATACTCTCCACAGGTTACTTGAAGCATGGTATTAAGATAGTTGTGTTCGTCTTTTGTCCACCATATAGAAGATTGCGTACCCTCGTCCCCTCTGGGAGAGGTAGGTTTTCTGTTTTCAGACGAGGCTACGCTTGGGGATTTCGTGGGGGGATTCTTTGATGTCATGTTCCCATCATCATCTAAAAAAGCTGGTACTGAAAGCAAAAACGCCCCTGTCAATAAATACCTACTGGCATACGTCAAACTTGATCCCAGCTTTTGCATATCCGATTCATTGGGTAACATAAAACAAGATTCTTCAAATTCCTCTCTATCCATCTCTCTACCTATCATATCCCAAATTTGCAATTTTAAAATATTCCTTCCAGACTCTGCATGGTTACACATTTTAAACGTGTAATAAATTCCATGTTTTTTTAGTGGTTCTTGTATTGCTCTATGTAAATCATCTAACGTGGAATACTTAGAGTTAAAATATGGGTTCACTCCGCTTTGTTCTACAACCACCTCATTAATATCAAACTGTGCTAACCCTCTGCGTTGGTGAAACGTCTTAATCTCCTGCTTCGTAGTCATAATAGTTCTCCCTATGTTTTAGTTTCTGAGAAAGTTGTTTTAACGTCAAGCCTGTCTTTTCCTTACATATTTCCTCTACTAAATTAACCTTCGCCATCAATTCATTAATCAATCGTCTATCGTTTTCGTAATACTTCTTTGTTCTCTGCCTTCTTACCTTTTCTTCATAGATATAGTCCTTCACTTCTTCTATGTCCTTACACCTCTCTATAGGTACTTCGTGATCTTTTATTTTATATTTTTTATCATTCATATTCCTACATTACCATTTTTGTTCACTTGACGCAAGTGATTTTGTAATTAGTGGATTCCAATTTCATAATTCCTTTTTCATTCCAGAGTGTTAGTTTTCTCTTTTTTTTTATTGACAAATTTCAAAAAATATGATATTTATAAATCTAGTTTTTATTGATTGATGGTTTGTATCAATCAACCATTATTCAGAATTTAGATTCGTTAGAAGATAAATTCCTTATCAAACAAAACTAAACAAACTTCTTCCACTTCAAAATCATCTTCAAATTCTTTATCTACTCTAGCTTCATTATGTTTTTTTAACCAAAGTTTAAAATTATCTGTCGTGCCTTCATAATTTCTTTCTATATCTGTGCAACCTTTGAAATATACATTGAATAGTTTAGTCATCATCTTCCTCCTTTATTTCTTCAATCTCATCATCACATTCGTATTGGTCGTGGTATGCCACAGGTTCACCATCATTTATTAAGACTAAACTTACATCATCTTCATACACCTTGTCCCATGCTTCCTCTTTGTTTTTTGCCACAACCTCAATTTGAAATTCAGCTAAATTGTATTGTGAAATTAAATATTTAGGCATCATCTTCCTCCCTTTCTAAAAATTCAGCTACCTTTTCACTCGGATCACCATTAGAATTTAACTCTAACCACATATCCATAGACCCCTCATTTAAAATCAATTCAGCTACTGCACACTCAAGGTTGTATGTAATTTCATTATCCTTTCTATACCTGTCTAAATCGTTCTGTAAATTATTTTCCTTAATCATTTCTTTAAAATTCATTTTAACTATCTCCTAATTAAATGATAGGCGTGGAATGGTTTAAGTTAGTTGTTATTTATTCTTTTTTTTCAAACCTCCTAATGTAAACAAACCTAATTCATTAATCGGGTTTAATCTTTTTAAAATCCTTTCGGTTATTTCCTTTTCTTCTTTCTTTGTTAAATTGCTTTTTTTAATTCTTTCTGTTGTTTCTTTTTGTTCTCTATCTATTTCTTTTCTTTTTCTACCCATAGGAATACCCCTTCTATTCCACGCCTATCAAATGTAAAAGAACATTAGGCAAAAGAAACTTCTGCCATTTATTAATACTTACTATTACATTGTAGCACATTTTATAACCTTTGTCAACCCCTACATATAGTAGGTTTGTAAGTTGCTACCTACTATATATAGTGTTGTCCTATGGGTTAGGAATAAGATTCAATTATTTTTTTAATTTTATATTCTACGTAGGAAACGTGTTTTTTATACCATTCTTCAAAATCTTCTTTACATAAATTATCTTTATTTTCTTCATGTTCTTCTTCACTTGAAAAAACTAATTCAGATAATTGATTTATTGTATCTTTTAACCTTTCTTTATATACTCTATCGTAGTGTTGGTCGTAAAATAGTTTACTCATTATACCTCCTAGCCAATCCGAGTTTCTGTAAAATTCGTAAAATAATACCCAAGATAAAATACATATAACCTCCTATTTATGATATTTAATAGAGTAGACAATAGCGGAAACAAAGGCAAAAACAAGTATTAACCATATTGTTAAATATTCCATTTATTATTCCTCCATAAATAATTTATCAAATTTTTTAACAAGTTTAACTAAATAATCGCCACTTGCATCTTTTATAGATTCATTCCTATACTTCCATTCCTCATGGTAAACGTGTAACCTTCCTAAGTATTTTTTTGTTGTTTGATACACTTCTACAAACACTTCCTCACAACAAGTTGCATACTCATACGCCTTATCAAAATCTTTCCCTTTGTACAGCACTTCACATTCTGTAGGTTCAACAATTTGAATATATTTTCCTTCCTCCATTATTAATTTTAAAAAAATGTATAAATCATTAAAGCCTTCTACTTTGTTCGGAATAAAATTTTTAATAAATTGCATTTTTTCTTCTATCGTAAGTCCTATCTTTAAATCTTCTGTAATTTCATTAGTTTGCATTTTGTATCCTCTGCTGTAATAAGTGAATACTGATATTCCTCTATTTGTTCTAACTTCTTTTCAGTAATTTGATATATACTATGTTCTACCGTATAATCAATTCTATTTTGTACTTCCTCGTCAATCCATTGTTGCATCTCGTGCCACTCGTCAAAATATTTAACTGTAGGTTTAGGGTCAAGATAATCTATTGAATAAGAAACTTTATATCTTTTCATTTATACCCCCTACTATTTTTCTTGCTTTCTTTCTAAGTTTCGAAGGTATTGTGTTAATTACGAAAGTAGGCACATTATCAATTATCTTTATTTCTTGTTTAGTGTCTTTCTTTCTGTTGTCAAGTTCTTTTAAATTCTCTTTGAACTTTTCTGTTTCTTCTTTCTCAAGCCCTATTCCTATAATTTCTACTTTATCCCATATTTCCATTTTAAAGCCTCCTATTAAAAGAAATAAATAATAATAATATTTATACATTAATTATTAAACAATGTCAAATATATTATTTACTTGACAAAAGTCATAAAAAACTATATTATAGTTGTATTGTTTTATTAATTAATTTTATAAGGGGATAGGATATGTCAATTGATGTTGAAAGATTTATGACTCTATCGTGTAAGGAAGGTTATTGTACGAGTGAATGGCAACTATCAGAATTAAAAAAGGAACTTGATGATATTTATAAGTCGGATGAGTACGCTTTTTTGTTCTATAGAACAATGGAGGAAGAAAAGGGATTCAATAGGAAGTCAAGACAAGATAAAATAAATTTAAGTAAAAGAAAAGATACACTTGAATTACAAATAATGTTAATTAAAAGTATTATAGAAAAAATAGATAATAATGATATAAGAGAGAATCATTATCTTGATAGAAACTTAGAAGATAATCAAATCTGTTATTTTGCAGAAATTTATTATCAAGTTAACAATGTTTCAAGTAATGGAATGAGCAGAGATATCTCTTTCTTTCTTTCCGTTAATTCTCAAGTGGTGAAATTGGATTTTTTAATGTCTAAAATTTTAGATATGAAACTATCAACTAATTGGAGGGGAGGAATTAAGGTTAGAGGTTGCGGTATGGATATGGGATTTAAAATTATTAATGATTTACAAAATACTATTTTTATAAAGTTAAGACATAGACAAATATAACTTTTTTCCTACAGTATTAATTCAGTTTTTATTCAGAATCATGTTGTATAATGTTTTGTAAGTTAATTATTAATCTTTTAATAGGAGGCTACGAAATGGATAAGCAAAATAAAAAGTATTATTTTGTAGCAACAAAAGAGGAAGAACTGGAAATAGGTAATAAGATATATAAACAATGGACTATAGATAACGCGAGTGGAAGCCCTCACGACTCAAGGAAAGACGCTATTAATGAAATGGAGGGTTTTATGGGGACTTATCCAACAAAATTAATCGTTGTTAAATCTAATGAATATATTAACTCAAGCAAGGAAGCGAATGAGGAAGTTATGGAGGAGGTAAACTATCAAATTGATGTATTGAATACTTAACCTTCACAAAATGGGCTATCCCTACCCTCCTAAATGGGTATGGGGATAGCCCCCCCATTATTCAATTGACCCCCAGCCAGCCTTAATAACAATACTGAACAGAGTGAAGTATTATATTAATCATTAAGACTTTGATTATTAACTCCTTATGTCCTATGTCCTATAGTAGTACCCCCCATGTGGTTCCCTATGTATGTTGATTGGTGTGTTGCTCAATGTATGGGTCCAAATCGTATTTTCTAGGGTTTATTTGGGGGCTTATGCTTGACTTTGTATATATCATAGTATAATATCATGGGTACTTCATGTTGGAAATAGTGCATGAAAGGCGTTTTCTGTCTCCTTTTCGTCTTTTGTGCACTATGTATCTATTCTGCCCAGTTAATACCTCCTACATACCTTAAATGAAGCGAGAGGCACTCCTATGGAAGAAGATGATGGCAATAGAACGTGTACAGTTTGCGATGGTCCCTTTGACATTATTGGAGAGGGCGGTATAGACGGATATATAGGAATTTTATCAGTAGCGTTCTGCCCTACTTGTTATGCAGGAATTGTGGATATGGTGCAACAACTGCATGGATTGGATGATGATGAGTAATTATCTAGTTACAGGGGCATTTGGTTTCATTGGATCACACTTTGTAAATAAGATGTTGAAGGAAAACCATAAAGTAATTGGAATTGACTCCATGTCAACGGAATCTGATTTCTCTCTCAAACAAGAACGTCTTCACTTTCTGAACAACGCTGTCAAATACTTAGATAACAGTAATAAAAATCCTAGAGATTTTATGTTTATGGGGTTGGATTTGTCGGAAACCAGTTCCATAGAAAAATTGGGGCAGTTAAATGAAAAGATGAAGATAGATGCAGTCATTCATTTGGCAGGTAGTGCAGGGGTGAGGCGTTCGAATGAGGAACCAGCGAGGTATATACAGAATAATGTGATGTCTACAGTAAATTGTTTAGAATTTTGCCGAAAATTTTCGGTCCCCAAATTTGTATTAGCTTCCACTTCGAGTATATATAGCGGTGCGAAGATGATTCCATTTATGGAACATGACAAAATAGGGAATATGTTGTCGGTATATGCGGAGTCAAAGAAGATGGCCGAAGAGGTCGGCTCCGTATATCACCGATTTCATGGGATTGATGTCTCTATATTACGTTTCTTCACTGTATATGGAGAAAAAGGCAGACCTGATATGAGTGTTAGCAAGTTTATTGACTGCATCAGCAACAATAAAGAACTGGTAATGTACGGAGATGGATCGCAATCAAGGGATTATACCCATGTACAGGACATTTGTGAGGGAATACAGAAGTCTTTGATATCCGTTGGATGCGAAATATTCAATTTAGGTAGAGATGAACCAGTCAGTGTCAAGGAAATTATAGAGAAACTAGAGAATATTATAGGGAAGAAGGCAAGTATACGTTCCGAACCAAGACATTCTTCCGATATAGACTGCACCAATGCCGATATATCGAAGGCGAAACGTATCTTAGACTGGACTCCGAAGATATCCATTGACGCTGGATTGAAAAGAGTATGGGAATATTATGGAAGATAGGTTTAATACACTCCTTGACGAGATGAAAAGGATCAACAGAGAGAAAAGACACGACTACGCTAACAAGAAAGATGTCTTCGCTAACTTCAGAATATGCGAGTTGGGAGGTATTCCAGCTTGGAAAGGCTGTTTAGTACGCTTATCCGACAAATTTAGTCGCATAATGCAATTTATGAAAGAAGAAAAGCTGGAAGTAAAAGATGAAAAGATAGAAGATACCCTCCTTGATCTAGCCAATTATTCCTTAATTACCCTCATTCTGTACCAAGAAAGTAAAAACCGATCAAAATAGTCGCATTTCATTATTTATATTCCTTGCATTATTTTCATTTTTGTGTTATAATAGGAGTTCGATGGCGAAAGTTTAACGAAAATTGGAGTAAAATGTGGCAAAATTAAACAAAAAGACTGGATTAGAGCCAAGAGAACAGAGATTTGTAGAGAATTATCTAGAAAATGGTGGAAATGCCACAGATGCTGCTAAGAAAGCAGGATATTCTGATTCCTATTCCAGAAATGCTTCCAAGAATGTATTGGGGAAACCTCGTATCAAGACCTACCTAGAGAAATTCTTCTCCAAACAAGGTATATCGGAACGTATGCACAGAGCATATATGCGTTTAGACCAAGCACTAGATGCCACTAGACCTATGAAATTTGGTACTGGTGCAGGAATGACTGTCGAACACGTAGAAGATTGGCCTTCTAGGTTAGATGCTATCAATAAAATATTAAAGATTAAAGGGGATTTCTCTCCAGAGCAACACGAACACGTTTTCCAAAGTATGTTTGAAGGGAAAAGTGAAGATGAGAAACAACAAATATTAGACGAAGCAGACCAAATACTGCGTGATGCACAAGATAAACCAGAATGGGAAGAAGAATAATGAAAAGTCTATATCAAAAAGCTGTAGAAAAATTCCCAGGAATAAGTGCAATCCCTGAAAATCAAATGTCTGTTTACAATAATCCTTCTGAAGGAGGTTTTGTTGAATTTTTTCCTTGGAATGAAGATCGTAATCCAGATATTCCCTATAGAAAATATAGGCCTTTAGAAGAACCTATGAAAAATGCAGTAGAATTTAGGCGTGAAGGAATGAAATTACCACCTGAACAAAAGATAAATGTTTTTGGTGGAGAAAGTTTACACGCTATGGAGGAATATAGTCCAGAATGGAATAGACTTAAACAAAAACTAATACAAACATATCCAATGAGAGAGCAAGAAGGTATTCAGAATTGGATAAGACAAAAACAAATAAAAAGAAAATCACCTTATGTAGAAAATAGACCTATAAAAGATTGGTTTAATCGTTCTTTTGTAGATGCAATAATAAGAGGAAACTTAATTTCTGATCTTCCTAGACCAAAAGGAGCCCCTTCTGGAGATAATGAATGGAGACAATTTATAAGAACTCCAGAACAAAAGTTAGCAATAAAAGAACTTAAAAAAATATTAATGGGTAAATAATTGCCTATCACTACAGTCGTTGAGGCAACGAAAGCGAAACTCGCTGCCGCTAGAGATGGGGCGTTAAAGTCTATTGATCCAAAGATAAATGATGATGCGTTTCTTAACTTTCTAGCATTGGTGAAAACGAAAGACGAGAAAGACGAAGGGAAGGTTAAGTTATTCCCTCGAAAGAAGTATATTAAAGATTTAGCACATCTATTCCAACATGAAAAGTTGTTACTCGTTCCAAAAAGTAGGCAGATGACTATTAGTTGGTTAGCTGTTGCGTATTGTGTATGGAGAGCATATACGATGCCAAACCAATTAATACTATGGCAGTCGAAGAACTTCGATGACGCTGCTGCGATGGTATTCGATAGAGATGATCCACAAGTTGCGAGAGCCTCTTTCGTTTGTTGGCATTTGCCAGAATATATATTTGATCGCCCAAAACCTTCTCAAGGAAACCTTCTGTGGAACAATGGTTCTATAGTGAAGGCTATTAAACAGGGAGCAGACGTGATTCGTTCAAGGGCTGCCTCGGTTATCATCTCTGACGAGATGGGCTTTCAAGAAGAAGCTGCTAATGCGTATATGGCTGCCAAACCAGCTATCACAGGTGGGGGACAGTTCATAGGTATCAGTTCAGCAAACGCAGGATTCTTTTGGGATTTAGTAGAGGATGTCGCATGATTACAGTGGATTCAACAGTTATTAAATTAACAGTGGAAGGTGGAAGTCTTTCCGATTGGAATGGGGCTAATGGTATTGTTGCTGCAACGGAACACAATGGAAAATGGTTACTGGTAAATAGTAAGGGATTGATATTTTCCATAGACTTAGAGCAACTATCGCCACAACCAAAAGAAATAAAAGAAGAACCAATAGTAGTAGTAGAAGCAAAACCAATGGAACCAAAGGAACCAGCGAGAACAGTACCTAAACTGCCATCACAAAGAAAACGATATGCCACAACAAAACCAGGGTCTAACAGTAGCAAGGAATAAAAATGGTTTTACTATAGCGAGAGTACACTATTCTGCCGATCCAGACAAAGCAAAGAAAGAATGGATAGCCAAAGAAAAGAAAGGTATGCCAGATTGGGCTTGGCGTAAGGAGTTTGAAATGGACCCATACGCTGCTAGCGGTAAACCTGTATTTCCTGAATTACCACATTGGGCAGAATATATACATAAACCATTACATCATGTAGTGAAAGATGGAATTATTCCTTCTTGGTGGCCTCGATATGCTGGATTTGATTGGGGTGGTTCTAACCCTAGTGCGTTTGAGTTAGCAACGATATCTCCTAGTGGCACGATTATATTCTATTGGGAGTATTATAGGGCGAAACAGAAACCACAAGAAATTAACGCTGCCATTCAAGCACACCCTGATTGGGAAGATTTGATATTTGTAGCCCACGATCCTTCTATGCGTAGTATGTTGCAGTGGGGAGGTGGCGTTGGTAAGGGAGATAGAGAACAAGTAAAAACTTTGGGCGATATGTTTACTGAGTTTGGTTGGCCTCTAGTACCTGGTCGTGCTGGTGATGATGTAGCTTTTGCACAAGCATTGTATAAATCATGGCAAAACTTAGAAGACCCCAAGGTAATTATCACTCATGCTTGTCCTAAACTTTGGTGGGAACTAAATCATCTTAGACATGATGAGTTGAATCAAGCACAGGTAATGAAAAAAAATGAACCAGAGCGTATCGTACAGAAAGATAACCATGCGTTTGACGCTATTAAATATTTAATACAAACACACCCTGCTGGACCAGATGGGGCAGAAATATGGGATAGCTTAACTTTGGAACAGAAAGTAAAACATCCAAAGAAATATCGAGATGAGGAAGAAGTGTATGATCCTTATTTAGGAGGATTAACTTGATAGAACTGATTTTATCGGCATTATTTTGCTTTGTTTGCCTTTGCCTTCTCATTTTAAAAGAAAGAGAGAGGGATAAAGATAAGGAAAGACATTTTGCTGTACAAAAAGAATTGTTAGACAGAATTATGTCAAGGGATTATGGAGAGTTTGCTGCTGTTCAAAATCCTACAAACACACACGAATTAAATGGCGATAATTGGACTGCCTCTGAAGACGAAACTTCTATTTATTTACAGGCATTGGGAGAGGATTTACCTCCTAATTTAATGTCTGAATATAGTACAAATAAAGGTGATGTAGATGGAAGATAAGATCACACTTGATCCAACCACTCCTAGAGAGTTGCAAGACGAAATAGACCACACTAAAACAGAAAGTGGTGCTATGTCTATGGTACAAGAACGATGGGAAAAAGGCATGAATCGTATGCAACCCTATCATAGACAATGGTTTTTAAATATAGCATATTTACTTGGGTTTCAGCATTTAGTATGGCATCCAGCTAGGAATAGATTGTGGCTTCCCCCTTCAAGAAGAAGGCAAGTTCGCATGACATCTAACTTACTTATGTCATCTTACAGAATAAATTTAGCTAAATTGTCTGGTTTTGACACATTAGTTAGTGTATTACCTAACTCTAATGAACAAGAAGATGTAGATGCAGCACGTTTAGCCCAAAAAGTATGGTTTCATATTAAAAATGACGTACATTGGAGACAATTAAAGAGAAGGCTACTTGGTTGGGTCTTATCTTGTGGTAATGGGTTTGTTTTAACAGAATGGAACCCTAATGCTGGAGAAATGTTGTCGCAACCACAAGAAGAAGAAATAGAAGTAAGACAAGTCAATGAAGATGGAGAACCTATATTAGATCAAGAAGGAAATCCTATAATAGAAAGAAGAAAAGAAATTGTAGGAATAGATCAATATAGAACTGGCAAGGTGTCTATGAAACCATTGTCTCCTTTTTCTGTAATACCAATAGGAAGTGGTACAGAATTAGAAGATTGCGATTCAGCGATTGTTGGAGAATGGTTATCTTTAGAAGAAATTAGAAGGCAATTTCCAGAAAAAGGAAAATATGTTGTTCCCGAAGTAAGAGACACCGCCTCTACGTTTGAAAAGTTTTTAGATGGATTAGTATCTCCTACAACATCACAAATCAATCCACAAGGATCAAGTGGAGAACCATCTGAAAAAGGGGCAGTAGTAAAAAGATATTGGCAAAAATCATCTCCAGAGTTTCCTAACGGAAGAATGATTATATGTGCCAATAATATAATGCTATTTATGGGAGATAATCCTACTCCAAGAGACATTTATGGTGATAGGCCTATACCTATAATACATTATAGGGAAATTGATGTTCCTTTTCGTTTATGGGGAAGAAGTTCCTTAGAAGACCAAATACCAGATCAAAAAGCATACAATAAAGCGTTATCTATTATATTAGAGCATCATTCCTTGTTCAAAGGCAAATGGGTTGTTCCAAGAGGTGCACAATTAAAAGAGTCTAATTTAGATTCTTCTGCTGATGAAGTAGTAGAAGCAATTCCTATTGCTGGCCAAATGCCGCACATGATTAACATCCATCCTCCTACACCTACGTTGTTCAGTGTTTTAGAAAAACACAGACAAAATTTAATGGAACAATCTGGTGTGAGAGAAGTTTCAAGAGGGGCATTACCATCTGGTGCTAGAAGTGGTACAGCAATTCAATTATTGCAAGAATCAGATACAACACAAATAGCAACGACTGGAATAGATATTAGGGAAAACGATGCAAAAATAGCAAATATAGCACTTATGATAGCAGCAGAAAGAATGGTTGTTCCTCAAAAAATTCGTATTGTTGGTAAAAATAATGAAGTAGATGTAGTGGAAAACTTTACAGGCGAAATGTTAAGGGGAAATACACAGGTAGTGGCTGCTGGATCAAATGTTCCATTTAGTTTGGTTGCGAAAAAAGCAGAAATACTTGATATGGAACAAAGAGGTGCATTTATTAATCCAGACACTGGTAGAACCGATTGGCGTACTGTCATGGAGTTACTAGAATTTGGACAAACACAAGATGTATTCTCTGAGCAAGCACTTGATGAAGCACAAGCAGAAACAGAAAACAGAGAAATGGTTAATGGAAATATGCCAATGGCTAAAAGATATCAAGACCATCAACTACACGTTAAGATACACAACCGAAGGCGTAAAGCACCAGAGTACATTGATATGATTGCACAAAATCCACAAATAGACCAAATATACGAATTGCACTTACAACAGCATGGTGCATTTTTAACGGAACAAATAAGAGCAGCACAACAAGCTGCTCAAATGGGAGCCGAAGGCACTCAAGAGAAAGTTCAAGATGATCAGTTTGCTACCCCTAACGAGGGAATACAGCAAGGAGGCCCAATGTAATGCCAGATAAACATGGAACATGGTACAATATGTACTCAACTGGTCCAATTACAGTACCTACAGCGACAGCAGTATTTATATCTTCGACTGTAACTAATGTAAATGGTCCAAATCCGAAACAAAGAATACATCAAACTATATTAGATAGGGTGATTATTTCTGCATCAGCAACAGCAGCTATGGTAGAACTTAGTGTCGGTGGAACAGCAATATTACCTACACTAATATTAAATACTGCTACAACAATAGATTTGAAAGACCTTAACATTGTTTCAACTGCCGATATTGCTGTTCATGGTCAAGTTGGAGCAGGAACTATCTACGCCCAATTTAGACGTAGTGGAAACTAACTATATTAGGAGAGCAACATGGCAGACCAAGATCAAACCACAGATATGGGAACTCCTCAAGAGGAACAATCTCAAAATGTAGGAGATCAGAACATCGGTGAAGTACCTACCGATACAAGTGATCCAAACTCTTTGAAGTTGAAGGTAAGTGGAAAAGAGGTAGATTGGGATATTAATGACCCTAGAACAACGGAACTATTACAGAAAGGTTATCATTATTCCCAAGAGATGGAGAACTTAAATCAACAAAAGCAAGGCCTAGACGATTGGGTGAATCAGCAGGCTGATGCTAGAGCCCAACAACTTGCCTATCAGCAACAACAACAAGTACAAGAAGATAGGTATAGAGAGTTGGAAGAAGAAGACCCATACCAAGCCCAGATTCAGAGACTACAGGATCAGGTGGCACAGGTACAGAATCAGGTGAAACAAGACACCACTCAATTAAAAAATCAGGTAGCCCAATCTGCTTGGGAAACAAAAAAAGCAGAGTTCGCTAAAGAAAACCCAGATTTACAGGCTGGTGATTGGGATACGATTTATGCTAAAGTGGCCTTGGGAACACCAATGGAAACTGCTGTGAATGAGAGAGCGGGTTTTGTGAACTCTTATAGACAGCAAATTATATCGGAACATACTAATAAACTTAAACATAACTCTACGTTGCCCCCTGCATCTGGAGGAGGATCAGGAGCACCGATACCCTCTAGCGAAGAAAAGCAATATAAAAACTTTTCTAGTGCAGATCATATCGCTGATTTGAAGGCGTATATGGATCAAATGGAGCAAGGAGAGTAAGGAGTAAGCTATGCCAGCTACAACTACCACTTTTGATGCGGTGTTGAAGGACTGGTTTCTAGGAAAAGTACGAGATACACTGAATGAAAAAGTAACAATGTTTGATATTGCTAACGCAGCTTCTGAACGTGTTGGTGGTAGAAGACTTGTTTATCCTGTCCACGTTGGTAGGAACTTTGGTGTAGGTACTAGAGCAGAACGAGGAACTTTACCTACTGCACAAAACGAAGTCTATGTAACAGCCACAGTATCACCAAAATATTGGTATGGTCGTATTGAAGTTTCCGCACAGGCTATGAAACAGTCTCAAGGAGATAGAGCAGCATTTGCTGAAGCTATGTCCGAGGAAATGGATAGAATGACTCGTAACAGTCGTAAGTATTTTAATAGGATGCTTTATTTTGGTAGTCGTGGTGATTTATCTACAGTTGCTTCTGACCAATCTTCGGTCGGTACAACAACTGTGAATGTAACATCTTCAACAGTAAATGTCGGAAGCCCACTTCGCTTTATTCAAGCTGGTATGATACTAGATGGATTAAGTGCTTCAGGTGCTGCCACAGAGACATCTTCTGTATCTACTGACTTCACTTCTGCTACAGTAGTTTCCGCTACTGTCGGAGCAAGTGGGTCTTCCACTATTACATTTTCAGCAACAGTTACTGTCGTATCAGGAACGATTATGACGTTGACGGGATGTGGTTTTAACGATTTTAATGGTGTAAACGATGGTATTGATTCCTCTGGAACATACGCTGGAGTGAGTCGTGATGCCTACAGTAACAAATCGTGGAGAGCCAATATTCTTGGAAATAGTGGAACTAATAGACCTCTTACGCTCAACCTATTGCAACAAGCATGGGATGCTGCTTCAGAGGCTTCTGGTGAAGATGACACTACTACTCACCTTATTTCTCACTACAGTGTGAGGCGTGAGTATTTAGACCTTCTTACACCAGACGTGCGATTCACTGCACAAACACTGAAAGGTGGACATAAAGTATTAGACTTCAACGGAGCACAGTTCCGATTTGAAGTAGATGCACCTTTCAATACTGTTTACGGAATCAATGCACCTTCATGGCATCTATATAAGATATCAGACTTTGAATGGGCAGATGAAGACGGATCAGTATTAAGCAGAGTTAACAACATAGACTCATTTGAAGGATTTATGAGAATGTTCGGTAACTTTGGTACAGATGCACCGAATAAGAATTTCAGGATTACTGATATTCAAGCAACACTTTAACCTCTTAGTATCCAATTTTTCCCTGTTACACTGGTTAAAATAATATTAACCCACATGGGGAGACAGGCAGCAGGGAAATTTTGGGGTTAACTATGGCTCCAGAGGAGAGCAAATATGGCAATTAAAAATAGAAATATTGCAGCAAACAATCCAATGAAAAGTGAAATGCTTCGATTTGGATTTGCAGATTATGGTTCAGGCACAGCGTTAGCCGATACGAATCTATATATACCTGTTCCTCATAACGGAAGGGTAAAAGAAATTGTAGCTTTGGCAGGTGTTTCTGGTGGTGCTGGAAACTCTGGTTCGGTTACATTAAATTTCTATCGTGCTAATTCTTCTTCCATAGCATCAGCCACAACAACAAGTCTATTGGCTTCTGGTGGAATTAGTTTCAACTCGGGAACAACAGTTGGTTCTATCTCTACCGCTACGCTAAACACTTCTATTGTTACTGGCAATAAAGGTGGTATGGTAGTTAGTGCAGGAACAACATTACTGATTAACAGTGATTTTACCGCCACTTCTACAGTGAACTTTATACAAGGGTATATTCGTATTGAGTATGATGATGCCCCTGCGGATGACGGGAAATAAATGAATCCTGATAGGTATATTCTAAACGAACTAAAACGATTAGATGAAAACTTATCGGTCCAATGGAATGGAAGGAAGTGTCGTTGGGAAGTTTTTTACCGAAGACATTTCCTTCGCCCATCGGAACGAAAAAGATTTAGCCACATAGCCACGTTCTATGATCGTGGAGTACCTATTAAACTATATGAACCTAAACCCATAGATAGATGGCATATATGTTTTTGGGAAGGGGATAATGGTGAGTTCAGGACATTGGATTATGGATTGATACTTCAGTTAAAGGAATGGGATAACTGGAGACACGCAAGACCAGATGACATTTGGTTAGCAGCAGAAAAAGAAGAATACGAAGAAGAGAGAAAGAAATCAAGACAACAAAAAGAAATGTTTAAAGATATTGCGTTAGAAAATGATGGTGCTTTGAGAAAACAAATGGATGACTATACTTCTTTTAACAAAAGAGGTTGGCACGTTTGGACTCCGACAAATCATCGAGTAGGGATAGACTTTAAAAATAAAAAGAAAAAGGTGAAAACCTAATGGCAACTACAGCAACTACCATTATAACCGAAGTAAGAACATTATCGGATACAGATAGTGCAACAGCTACATTAAGTGATGCTCAAATATTGACAGCAGCAAACTCTGCACATGAACATTATTATGATTTAATTGTAGCTGCTGACGAAGGTCATTTTGAAGAAATACATACAGCAAGTTTAGTTGCTGATAGTCGTAATCTAAGCCCTGCTGTAACCTCTACATTTAGAAAAATTGATTTGGTCGAAGTCATACAAAGCGATGGAGACAGACAACCAGCTATTCCATTGAGTGCTAAAACAGAGAAGTTTTATTTTGAAAGTGGAAATACAACTGCTACAAGAAACGACCAATTTTATTATTATATAGAAGCAAATGCTATACAACTTGTACCTACCCCAACACAAGCAGCAACAGACGCTATTGAAGTTACCTTTGTTCCTCAAGCAACTAGACTTTCTACTACCACAACAGTAATAGATTGTCCAGATCGATGGTCAAAAGTTATTGTTTTGAGAACATTGTTAAATTTACAATTACGCCTAATGGATAATCGTGATCCTAGAGAAGAATTAGCTAATGAAGAAAAAACTCTAGTTCAAACGCTAGAGGGAAGGCAAAGACAATCTCCTCGAAGGATTGTACCTACAGATAATGAGGGTTCTACAGTTGACGGAATTTGGGTTGGATGAACAGTTTGAAGAAGTAGATTGTCCTTTATGTAGTTCAAAGAAACGTGATGTATATTTTGAACATAATGATGATCCATACTTAAACCAATTAAAAGTACCAAAAGATTTTAAAGTATCTTTCTATTATTGTGATGATTGTGAACTCATATATCAATCTCCTAGATGGACTAAAAAAACAGCAGGTAGGTTTTATAGCAAGTTATATAGACCACAAACACCACAACAAAAGAATGTAGATTACAAGTTAAAGGATGCAGCAGATGTTTATGACTTCATTCACGAAGACAAGGTTTTCCCTAAATCAGGAAGGATGCTCGATGTGGGCACTGGCGAGGGATTGTTACCATATACCCATGAAAAGATGGGAGAGAATGGTGGGCCTAAGTGGGATACTTATGCGATAGAACCTAATAAAGTATATGCAGATTGGGCTAGGGCGAATAAGTTGTGTCAAGTGGAAACAGGGGAGTTTAAGAAGAAGTCTTGGCGTAACTTAACATTTGACTTAATTACAGCACAGCAAGTGTTAGAACATATACACGATCCTGTAGCTTTTTTAAAGTTGTGTAACGATAGATTATATTCCGATGGTTGGTTATTTATAGGAGTTCCCACAGTGGAGTATCCTTGGGGTAATGAATATAACCGATTTAATATGATGTGCGATAACTTTACTGCTTCACCACATTTAACTTTATATACACCTAGAACATTAGGTAGAATGTTAAATAAGGCAGGATTTTATTTGGAACGATTAGACTATTACAGTAGAGGAATACGTTCCCTATCTCGCAAACTTCGCCCAAAGGAAACGCAAGAGCATTATGGTAGAGAGAATAGAAAGCGAATCGAAGAAACCTTCAAAAACTGTTGTGCACTTGAACGGGAGCACTTGGCTAAACAACAGGAAGCTGTCAGCAGTGAAGGAGACAGCGAAAAGGATAAAGGAGTGGAAGTACCTGCTGTATCGAACTAAATGGCATAATGCAGGGAAAAAGTTTCTTAACTTGGTTTATACTCCAAAGTTTCCTATACATTTAGATATTGAACTTAGCTATGCCTGTAACTTTAAATGTACCATGTGTCCACAGGCATACGATGAAAATGTAAAGGGAGCCATGAAGTATGAATTGGCTGATCGTTTGCTAACAGAAGCTGCTGAGATGGGAGTCTCCAGTATTAAATGGAACTGGAGAGGGGAGGCAACTCTACATAAACAGATTGCTCAATTAACAAGGAAAGCAAAGGGTTTAGGTATTCCTGAAGTGCAGTTAAATACCAATGGAAATATGAGAGGTTGCAAGGTAGAAGATTTAATAGACGCTGGAGTAGATAGAATTATATTCAGTGTAGATGGGAATACGAAAGATACCTTTGAGAATATACGGATAGGTGGAGACTTTGACGAACTTACGGAAACGATTGAGCAAGCAGTTTCGTACCGAGAAAGTAAAGGGTTATCTAAACCGTTTATTCGTGTGCAAATGTGCAAGCAAAAAAGTAACGAACACGAAGTCGAAGGATTCGTCAGAAAGTGGAAAGATATAGTTGACGATGTAAGAGTATCGGCAGTGATGGATAGAGGAGCTGACGGAAACTTTCTGATAGACGATTGGGTTGCAGTGGAGAGAGCAGTATGTAAGCAACCTTTTCAAAGATTAACGATTGGATATGATGGCAAAGTAATGGGATGTTGTGCTGATTGGTTTGAAAATAGACCAGTAGGCGATGCCAATACACATAGTTTGGAAGAGATTTGGAACAATTCTATAGAGTTACAAGATATGAGGGATGCACAACATGAAGGCAGGCAAGAAGAAACTGCACCATGCGAGTCATGTTGGGCTAAAGACGCATGGGTATGGAGGTTAGGAAATGCCAAACATAAATAGATTTAATAAGCCTGATATATTGGAAAGATATAATGAGATGGGACCAGGGCGTAATAATCCGATGCAAGAACTTGAGCCATTTACTCCTTGGGATGATAGAAAAGGATTAGTAGCTCCTGGAATGCCTAACGATCCTTTAATAGACCCTAAAATGGAACCTTTTTTAAGAGATTTTTTTCCTACTATAAGACAGTTTGCTCCATCTCCTACAGCACCAAATTATAGCATGGGAAAGATAAAACCTGATGATGGATGGGGCCCTAGATCGCCAGAAGAAAAACAGGAAATTATGAGACAAGAAGAAGAACAACAAAAAATGGCAATATTTGAGTTATTAAGGCAGTTATTACAACAAAGAAGACAAATCTAAATGGTTGATATTTTAGGTGGGTATGGGGGTTAGAAAATGCCAAACATAGTAGGACCTAACAAAAATCCTTTTGTAGAATTTAATGGATTAGCTAATATACCAGATAAAAGTAATGTATA